AAAGCACCAAACGAACTTGTGTTTCCAATCATGTCACCAAACACAAATTCTTCATGATTGGTTAATCTAGTAGTTCCTTCATAATAATCATAGCTACCTGTCATTGATAATAAATCAGTAGCATTAACTTCTGCGCCAAAGTTGTTTATACTATAACTCGAATCATTGTTATTAAACAATCCATATACTTCAGTTGACAATATCTGATCTGGATCTCCCCTAAGTGTACTTACATTAACATCGAAAGAATATACAGCATCACTTTCAAAATCTAACGAGCGACGGGAAGTTTCACCACTAAATTTAATATTTTCTCTATTATTGACCTTTGTTCTATTTAAAATATTTGGTCTAATGACAATTCCTTTTCTAACTCGTGATCTAGCAGGTAAAAATTCTTCTATTGAGTCGTAGAATAATTTTAAAAACTTATCAAAGAATCTAATAAATGCATTATGATCAATAGTTGGTGCTAGTTCACGAATAAATACCTCTTCTAAGTCATTTAATCCTGAGTAACTGTCCTTATTCGTATCTTGTGGGTCGCCTAAGTATTGACCAATATTAACATTACCAAATGAACGTATGATCTCTCTATCAATTCCATCAATCGGTGATATAGAAACGTCAATATCATTTGTAGCTACACTACTGGATAAGAATTTTTCGTAAATAGCAACAGTTGTGTCTTTACTACTCAATGACATGGTTGTTGGTGAATCTGGAGCAATTCTAATCATGTCGGTAGTGTTCGAAGTAGCACTAGCATCATATGATTGTTGAATCACAGTTCTAATATATCTTGTCGTATTGTATAGTGGGGATGTGCCTACTGGGAAATTACTACCACTTATGTTGGTCAAATCTAATGCAGCAGATTTGCTTACATATGGAGAGGTATTTGGTATATATCCATCACTAGTGACATCTGTTGGTAAGTTAAATGACAATCTAACATATAAATCTTCAAGAGAAGAAGTATAAGTATTACCAGCATATATGCCTGGATTTTCTGCAAATTCAATAAATTTAGTTTCAGTGATTTGATCACCAAACATTCTAAATTCATCAATGGATATATTACTATAATCAGCAGCATCACTTGAAGAAGCGGCCGGGATACCAATATATAATTCATCTAACCCTGACCAATCAGCGCTCATACTCATTTGAGTTTCTTGTAATGATTGCGTAAAGGTTGTATCTTCATTTTCTATTTTTCTAACATCTAGTATAGCACCACCAGCATTATATTTTAACTGTAATGATACAAAATTTTCATCAAACAAATCAAAATAACTACTAGTGACTAAGGCAGTTGATCCAGAAAGGAGATCAATTCTACCCGTGTTAGCATAATAGGTGTTTGTTAGTCCGTCTGGGTGGAATGTTGCTTGAATTGTATAGTCATTATCAAGTCTAAACACCGGCTGTGTTCTGTCGTCTAATAATGCAAATCTAGCTTGTATAGTTTGAGGTGATCGTAAACTAGAACTAAATGGAACAACTAAATAAGAACCACTTGGGACGGACAATGCAAAGTCTTGTTCAGTGGTTGTTACTTTTTTTGGTTCTAAACTAGTATATCTATTCGCTATGCCTTCTCTGATCGTGATCAAATCTGGATTTATTCCAAAAACATTTAATAATGAATTGACCGATTGCTTAGTTCCTTTAGTTCTTAGTAAGAATGGTAAAGCGTGTAAGTATCGTTTATAATATTCACCAGCAATATCCTTATAAGGATCATTTGTATTATTGCCCGTTACGTAATTTACTAACTTTTCTACACTATTAATACTTGGTGCACTAACACCAAATGATTCGAGAACTTTTTTAGCCATGTCCGCAGAAATTTCTTCATCAATTTTAGGATATCGTGAGGATATGTTTTCTAAATTTGTAATATATGATTTCACGTTGTCAAAATGATGACCAATCATCTCAGTAAATTTTACAAAATCGCCAGAGAATTCATCTTCATTAATATACGTTGGAACATTTTGACTTAATATATTTGGATTATCAGTGTCATAGTCAGAAGCAATCACACTCATTGATGTGTACCAATTTGATGCGGAAGTGTGTGTGGTTGCTAGTGGTATGCCTAATATTTTTGGATAGGTGTAATCATCTTTTTGATATTCGATTGGTGAATAGTACTCGTCATTTGAACTACTATATTCTAATCCGGTTCTAAACCATAGTTCTTTTTCATATCCATCGAAGCTACGAATAAGTTCTTGAACTTTTATAGATGTATTAATACTAGTATTAACAAAATCTGTGGGAGGTGTTACTGAACTAGTTATCATATTATATACGTTAGATGATCCAGTTAAACTAGCATTACCACTACTATCAATAACCAGCTTCCCAAATACCGTTTCGTAATTACCTTGATTGGCAGAAGAAGCGGATATATTTAAACTTTCAATAAACACAGGAGCATCAATTATATATTGTTCTACTTGTTCTAATTTAGCTTTAAATACGTCTAATCTTTTTTGTGCAGAACCAAATGTAACAAAATTATTAAAATTTGAATAGTTTACATTAATGTCCATTCCAGAATTTTCGTTATATAAATTTTCTAAAATTCCATTAGTGACAAAGTTTTTATAATCACTATCACTTATATCAGCAACACCAGTAGCACCAGCTATTCCCGAAATTAATTCTTCGAGGGTGGCGGTTACTCTAGAATTTTTTCCAATTGGAACTTGAGTCGCTGGTCTAAGTTGTGGAATTAAGAATTCGTCAATGGTTAAGAATCGCATTTTTTCAAATACACTACTTAATGTTTCTCTAGAAACAAATGCACTTGTGTTTAATGGATATTGTGTGGTGTCTAGAGGTTCTGCTAACTTTAGTGCAATTTCTGGATAGCCGTTTATTGAAGTGTTATCAGCAGGATCATAAACAGCTTCACCATTAGGCGTGATACGATTAGGTAGTGGTTTCCAATTTAAAATTGGAATTTGTCTATCGTCACGAAGATTAAGTAATGTTTTGCCGACTCGCATATCGTCGTAATATAATTCAAATTTTGGATCGAACCTAGACAACAATACATCTCGCAATACACTACGCATATTAATAGTTACGTGTTCTTCAACCTCAATAGAAACATTAAATGGAATTGTTAATTGAGTAGATACTGTCGTTTGTAGTACAGGTTCTTCTGTTGGCTCTAGTGTAGTAGTAGTAGTAGTAGTAGTAGTAGTTTGTGTGGTATTAGTTTGACCACCAATAGGAGAACCAGAACTTTGGCCGGAATCGCCCGAAGTATCACGGGTGGGGTCTTCCCTATCAATTAGAGTTTCATCTCCACGTAATATGTCCTGTCCTTCACTATTCCTAAATGACATCTAGAAGGCTCCATTTCCGGTTGCTTCACCACTATCACTACTATATCCATCTGCGTTTATCAACACAAACGATGAACCATCATTCGGTTGTCTAATTGTCTGGGGATTAGTAGCAGCTACGGTTCTAAATTCATACTCACTAAATGTTTCGTTATTTGGTACTAACCCTATAGATATATATCTATTGCCATTAGCAATTGTTTCTGCCTTCAATAGTGTTCTTGATAGGTCATCGAATGGCTGTCCTTGGGAAACTCTTCTTGCGTATTCACCGGAATTTGATGGAACATAATTCCATTCACCATATTGTTTTGATTGACCGGGGTTATGTTCTACTTCTCTAAATTGTAAATATCCATCAATGAGAGGACTAATATCATTTTCATCAATTCTCATTCTGTATGTAAGTAATTGTGTTCCACGCGGTCCACTATAATCTGAACTACCTACGTTTAGGATTAGCCAATCAGATTTACCAAGAGATACAGGAATGCCGTCACTGTTTAGATAAGCAAAATCTTGTAAAGTAACATCACTAAAGTTTAAGGTGATTAATTGTGTATCGAATAAACTCAAATCAATTTCTTCTACTTCTGGGGTTAGAGTCTCACCATCTATTCCACCACCTCCATCACCTCCACTACCAACATCTCTCGTTAAATTGAATGTGGTCATCTGTGCGTCCAATTGTGAAGAAACTCTATTACCATTTTCAGTAGTTTCTTTTAAGATAGCATAATGTGTTAAATCTATTTTACCAACATTACTATCCATCTGACCAAGTATATTTAGTTGTTCGCCTGGCTGAATTGGACCATATCTTTGTGTTCCTAAATTAGATTCTGGTGACAATTCTATTCTGGTAGCACCCAATACTTCTATAGAACCGGGAACAACACCCGAAGCACCAACCTCAATATAATACTCTAACACATCGTCATCGGCGACTCTTGCACCAACTGTAGTACCATCAAAGAAAAATGTTCGTAAGAAAAGATTTGGTATATCAATTGTGCCGCCGAAGTTTTTGTCAACGAAGTTATTGAGTTCCTGTTCTCCCTCAAACATCCTAGTAATGTATCGGTTATCTGGTATTAATATTTCACCACTCGTTACATTCAATCTTTGAGTTGTTCCTAATAATTCATTTCCAAATCCGTCCAGATATCCATTTTTATTAAATGTAATGTCCCAATTATCATCAACATCACCAGCAGTACTGGTTCTATTGAATTCAAAAATATAAGAATTTGGTTTGTTGGTGTCATAACCAAATCCTCTTCTTACCGCCTGACTTCTTGGTTCTTGTCCTTCAAATCTAGGAACAAAAATGGCTCGATATAAATCTATCGTATTGGGAGTAGTTTCTTCAATTACGTTAGTTGGAACTATCTGTGATGCCCCAGTTTCATTATCTAAAAATAATTTTACTGCGATTTCTTTTTGTGTTTCTTCTAATGATTCAAATGAAATTCTGTTTGTATCTAAAGCAAATCTAAGACCAATAGTTAATTGAGTAGATGCTTTATTAACCAAAAGTTGTCTATTAAAAATGTGATTTGTAATATTACCATTCAATGTTTCTACGATAGATTTAACTATACGTACACTGAACGGGAACTGTTTTTCTATTCCTTGTTGTGTAAAATCTTCTAATTGTATTGTTTGGTTATTTAAATTGCTCCCATCCTGAGACTCAAATAGTATTTCAAATGTATCATTTGTTCCTTGTTTAGGAGGAAATGTTACAGTGATATTAGTATCACCCCCCTGTGGAACATACTCTATTTGATACGTTTCAATTACATCGCCTAAGGGCGCAATATACCCATCCGTATAAGTTTTTGTAAACTTACGAGTGTTGTTTGTTATATCTTGGCCAGAAGGCAAATGTAATATTTTTATACTCATTGGTTAACTATAAAGGGTACGGGTCCAGAATCATTTGTGTTCGTAGATACTAAATGATTCTGGACCACTTCGGATAGTATCACTTCTAATTGACTTTGAAATCTATTTTGTTGAATTCTATAGCGACGGCCGCCCGGCTTATCTGAATTTTGTTCATATCTCATCCAATCACCAATATCAAAATCTATATGTTTTATTAAATTTTCTACAAACTCAGAAAATGTGTATTGTATATAATTATCTACTGTTGATATTTTATTTAATTGGGATTCAGACATTTTGCTTAGTGTGTCCTCATATAATCCATCTACGTCATTAAAGTAAGTATTAATCAACTCTATAAAGTCGTCATAAAATATTGATGTAAATAAAAATTGTTCATAATCTCTAGAAATTCTTGCATTTAAATTAACTTCACCTGACCCATCTTGATTTGGGTTAGCGTGTAATACAATTTCAGTTTTTGACGGAGATATAGTTTTTATTCTCCAATTGATGTCATCATATGTTCCAACTTCGTCCGCGAAAAAATTAATAATAACATCATAAAATCCAGATGGAAGACCTTCTAAATATTTTACTTGTAAACTTTCTGGATTGCTGTAATCGTTTCCATTTCCCGGCTTCCAAATGTACAATTCTAATTTAAAATTTCCATCGTCTATAAATTGGCCAGTATCATCTAGATTATCACCACTAAGTACAACATATCCTTCACTAAGTGGAATAGAGGTAGAATAAATTAAAGTTTCGGTATCTGGAACATAAAAATGTAATTCTACAAACTCTCTGTCTTTGTCTAGACCATAATAATATTCAGATTCTTTTCGATTAATTACATATTCTTCGTCCACTAAAACGCGTTGTATTCTTTGACCAGATACTAATTTTGGGTCATTAATATTTTGTTTATAATTTATAGCCTTAGACATTATATTTCCTCAAAATTTACAGCAGTATATAAGTCATCGTATGTTCTTATAATAGTGGTGAACGTATTTGTTTGTACTTTAACTACCTGCGATTCTAGATTTCTTTTGCTAGTTCCCTTAACAATAATTCTTTTTACATTATTGGGGTATATTGCGTTTTCTGACAATGGATATGGAGAAAGCACCTCCAAGGTGGTTAATCGCAAGCGTTGCGCTCGGCCTATTCGTCCTCCCGCTATATCACTCATGTTACCTTAAACCTAAATGGCTTTGTTATCAAAATTTCACCATTTAAAGTAATTTTTAGTGTTAAGTCATAAAATCTATTTTTATAAAGTGGAGTAGTATCTAACAACACATATGACGCTACCGAATCACAATCAACGTGTGAATATTGATCAAATGGAACCACTGTAGTTCCTGACCCAGCATCAACAATACTAAATTGTGACCCAGAAGGTAAGTAATATTTGTTACGGAATCTAGAAGTATTTGTATATGTCTTAGAAGGATATTTATCTCTCACAGTAAAATATAATTTACTTTTTTCATTTTTTATATATCTATCTTTTAAATTTTTTGGCGACAATTCTACATCAAAATTTGTTAATGCCGACAATGATCCTGTATTAAAAGTTTGATTTAGCCAAGCTAATTCTAATCTGGGTTCGTGTACCGTGTGTGTTTGTCTGGAGAAAAATCTAATATTTCCTTCATTAGAAACTTCATCTTCTGAACTACCAGTAAAGAACATAATCAATCCGTAATTACTGGTCACTGATGATCCAGAAATCATCGGAGCAATTAAGTCAGTTACATTGATTCGTAATTCATCATTAGTTATGTCAGATACGGACTGACTAACCACAACATCTGTTAAATAATCACTTCCACTAACATTCCATGTAGATCCGCTCGTTTTAATTTTCCAAGTTACACCGTCATCGGACACAAAAGGTGTCTGCATCGAATACCCAGAACCTTCGTTCCAAGAACTTGATACTTTACACAAATATATGAATTCATCTTGATGTAATTTTTCTGCGTGAGCCACTGTTAGATTAAGAAACACTGAAGATTCTGTAGGGGCTCCTTGTAGATCAGTCAGATCAAATTGTATTAGTGAACGAACAGCTCCATTGATATATTCTCTATCACTTTTTAACTTACCAACTTCTAATATTTCATCATATCCAGTATTTAGTGTGCTGAATACTTCATAAATAGTAGCATCTTTTATTGGTTTTAAATATATTCTACTCATTGTAGTGCCGTCCCTACGATATCGTTTTCTGGATAACGTAACTCAAATATACATGGGTCAGCTGACGGGTATACAATATTATTACTTCTATTAGGTCCCGTAGCCGAAACGTCATAACTATATGGAGCATAATCTCTACCGTCACGTTGTTGATATTTGTTTACAATATCAATGTTAGTTACCGACTGTACTCCTTCTATCCTAGCAATTTGTAATAACACATCATCTACCAAAATTGGTTGATTTATATTCCAATCATCAATGTCAAAATATCTTGCAATCGAATCAGAACATTTAGCTAAAACTTCATATGAATTAAATCCTTTGTATGTTACAATAGTATAATTTACTCCTATGGAAACTCTAAATGCGTCTAAGATATTAATTCTATCGGTCATCATTCTATAACCTTTTAAGAATTTTTTTACATTTCTTTTTACTTCATCATTTAAAATAGTAAGTCTTCTGTCACTATCGTATCCTAACATATAAAGATTTACATTATTATTAACTGGGGAATCATCCACGTAATCAATGTCATCGTCAATACTAGGCGTTTCTCCAAATTCATCTTGAAACTTTCCAATATCACTAATTCCCGCATCATTGATAGCAAACGCTTTAGAAACAGCACCATATTTAGATGGCATTGATAATATACGTTTTTCGTAGTCAGTAGAAGTAACGATTCTTCCCTGAGCATTTACAAATCCTATAGCTGCTTGTCTAATTTGTTCGGTGGTTGGATTGTTTAATCCACCCGTAGCCGGTTCTTCATTAATTATTGTAATACTAGAAACCATTGTATTAAATGTTGCTAAATCACTTCCGTTTAATGTTCTAGTTTCATTCAAAGTAATTAAATTGTTAACCTTTGTAATTGTTCCCGAAGGGACGTTTGATCGCAACCCATTAGAAACTCTATAGTTAATTGTTAATGTGGTGTTTGCTGGAGCTAGACCAAATGAATCGCTGTTTGTAAAATTTAATGTGTCTAACGAAACATTGGTCATGTTCTGTAAGTACTGTTGGTCATACACCGATTTATAGTCTGGGTTTTCATATACATCACTTAGGTCACCAGTTCCCGAACCGAATACTAATTCAATTTTATTATTTCTATTTAGTCTGGTAATAAATCTACGATTAACTTTTACCGATTTTATTGTATATAGAGGAGCAGTTGATGATCCAAGAATATTCGTTACCACATCTTCAAAACGATAATCTTGAGACAAATTATCTACCTCATACCACGTATTTCCTTCCGCATCAACAACCGATACAATTTCTACTGCATTATCGTCTTGGATTTCAATTTTTAAAAATTTAGTTGGATTATTAACTATTCTTTCTAATGTTTTTTCTGTTGCCGATACCAATTTACATACTTTAGAAACTATATACGTAGAAGGTAAACTAGTTCCGCTGTCCAGTGAAAATGTCTGAACAGTTCTGTTTTCACTATCTCCAAAATCACAAATGTCTTGCGTTAAAAATGTTCCAGCATCAAATTGTGTTGTTGCTCCGAAAGATGATCCTGCTGATATTCTTGGTAAAAATCTAGTGTCTAAATTACCATCACTGTCAGCAGGAACAAGAACAGACAATACAGCCTTACAATGTGAGGGGGAAGTTAATCTTGGTTTAAATCCTAAACCCTGTGCAATTGCAACGATATTTTCTCTTTCTTCTGCATATGCTAATAAACTTTCTTTAAAGGAATTATCTGTATAATATGAAAGAACGTCACCAACATAAGAAGCCATATCAATAAAAATAGAACCAGGCGATGCATCGCTGAAATCTTGATAGGTATCTGGAAAATAGAACTTAGTAAAATCGACCAAATTTTTCTTAAACTCAGAATAATCTTTGTTTAAATACTTTACCTGTTTTTTATCTATTTGGTCATTGATAACGACCGCTGAAATTTTACTAATTGCCATTTAAAATCCTCAAATATTTATCAATACTTCGTCACTGAAGTTTGGATTTTCAGATAACCTGTACTTTACGTACATTTGAGCCCTATAATTGTTTATATCGTCGTCGGTTGGTTGAAAAACAAATTCTTCTAAGTTAAGATATGGCATCCACCGCTCAACCGCTTCTTCAACAGATTGTCTAGCATTTACAGAAAAATCACTATTATTAAAATCAAAAACTAATTTATGAATGTTACATCCAAATTCTGGATTATTAAATCTTTCGCCAGGAATTGTTAAAATCAAATTAATAAAATTACTTTTAACTTGTTCTAGAACAGTTTCGGATGTTTGAAAATATCCACCCGATCCCCGTTCTAGTGGTAATGTAAATCCCCTAGCCATTTACTAGATTCCCATTTTTTTCATTAATGAACCATAATCTTTATTCATGGCTTCGAGTACATCTTTATGTTTTTCTCCAACAGCACCCGCTTTAAATGACGCTGGTGGGGCAGCTGGGTTAACTAATACATTACTGGTATTAAATTGCATCGTATCCATTCCCATGTTTTGTTGGAACATTTCTCGTAACTGAGCACGCGTCATATCAGCTGCTGGTGATTGTGGTTTAATAGATTCAGTTTGTAGCTGCGGAGAAGATGTGGGCGATCCGCCCATAATAACATCAAACATTTCAGCCTTAACTTCTTTGATGATTTCGGCCTTTTGGTGTTCAACTTCTTTTCTAACAAATTCTCTAATTAATTTTGATAATTCTTTACTCGTCATAATAAAACTCCCATAGTTCCTTTATAAATAGTTTAGTCTCTTATTTTAACCAACTTACTTTTAATATCACGAACACTCAGTTTCGTTGGTGTTATTCTACCTAGAGTTATTTCTGATAGAGGTTTGTATGGAATAACAATTGTTCTAGCTAACTCTTCTATGTGATCTAAAATTTCATATAATACCGATTCTAGTTCATTATACTTAGCAACAGAATTTTTTTTCTCAACTGTTCCCAAAAATATTTGTCCACCCAAACTAGACACCGGATTTAAATAAATATCATTTCCCACATCAACAACCATATTTCTGTTACTGCCGAAAATAGTATCTCGTTCTGATGAAAGTATTACATCATTTTCTTTTGAATTTAAAACAATTCTACCACTGTTTAAAATTGCTTGATTTTCGGACAGAACAGTTTTACTATTTCCCGTTCTATCATCTATGGTTTGTGTGTAATCTATTATTCCCAATTCTTCTAATGTAAAAAAATTAGAAGAAAAATAAAAATTTATATCTTGATTTTCTGCCATAACAAAACACGAAGAATCTAAATTTACATCTTCTACAGTTAAAGCATATGGGGTGTCTTTCGTAGTATTTGAATTTTGTTTTTGACCAACCCTCATGATTAAAATGGCATCATTTTTACCACTATTTGTTGGTCCCAATACGGTTGTTCCAGTTTTTTCATTAACAATTGTATTTTGATTAAATGCGTCCTGCATTTGTGAAGAACCAAGTCGTATTGTAGACCCATAACGATTCTGAATTAGTATATCACCATCAAAACTTTTTAAATTCTTTACATTTAATTTTGGAACATAATTGTCATTAGTTAAATTTTCTTCAGGCACACCACCATCTGTTTGATTTAAAGAACCTTCTCTAGCTTGTTGTGATTGAACTGTTTTATTCTGTTGTGTTTTTGCAGCGTTAGAACGATTTACAATATTAGGAAATCCATTTAACTGCAATGTCTTATTTATATTAACTCTTCTTGAATAGAAATGAACACCCTGTATTTTTTGGACCATGACGGTTTCACCAATCAAGGGATATTCCATCACACCAACTTCTATCGGATATGCATAAAAAGAATTTTGTGGGGTAGTTGAGTGGCCACCATAATCAAGATATTTAAAACGAACCCTACCAACTTCAAATCCGTCTATTCCATAGTCGGAATGTTCTTCATTTATTACTACATCTATTACAGTAGCACTATTTGCATATAATCCAAATGATTTTAAATTTCCCGATACTGTGGGGTTCCAGAACAAATTACTCATACTAAGTTCTCAAATTAGATAATTCTTCTTCGACTTGTTTTGCCTCTTCTTGTAATTCATCAATTTCTATACTAATGTTGCTTAGTAGTTGACTTTTTTCTGCCTCAGTTAGTAGCATATCAGAACTAGATGATTTAGCTCCTATGGACATAGCACGTTGTGCTATCTGTGCAACACGAACAATGTGTTCATCGTTCTTAACATTGACCTCCATAAAATCTTTAATGATTGGAGAAATGACAGCAGCATCTTCTGGGGTTCTGATCATCTGAACTAGCTTGGTTATGTACGTATTGATCTGTATTCGTTTGCTGTCTGTGTTGTCATAGATATCCTTAAATACGTCTGATAAGGTTTTGTTATCAAATATAGGTTGTTCCATGATATATCTCCGTTTAATATAAATATCAACCAAGTGGATATTTAGAAATTCTTCCCGTGTGTTGAAAATATTTAAATTGAGTTTCTACTATGTTTCTAAAAGATTTGACTACCTTAGTTATATCGCTAGTTTTACAATCTGTGATATCTCGTATCATTAAATAGATTGCTTTTTTATTGTAATTTTCTATTTGATGTGATCTAGTTAATAACAACAAAATAGCATATGCAATTTCTAAATCTTTTTCTCTAGAAAATACAGTATGTAATTTACCGTCCCAATACTTAACGAATAGTTTGATAAATTCAACTCTTTCCGAATCGTGATATGTTTCGTGAGGATCTGTTATAAGAGTATCCTGAACAGAATAGCTCTCGTCGGTCGTATCAGAAAGATAAACCGTTCTCTTTTCTTCTTTATATCTTTTATTATTTTGAAGAATAAGATAATTTTTAGCTACAACCGAAAAATAACTGAAAGACTTACCTTTGTCTTCGGTAAAATTTGGGAGCTTTAAAATTAAATAAGATGTAACTTCATTTTTAACATCTTCAAAAGTTCCATCCATATAGGGAAACTTAAATCTATTAATAACGTTTTCTGCCAATTTATCTAATGGCTTATATACATTATCTCTAAATATTTTTTCTCTGAGTAATTCGTCTTCTTCTTTATTGTAAGCTATAATAGCTTCTTGAGTTTCATTCGTCCAATAAAGATTCTTCTTTCTCCGTCTCTTCCGTGTCATATATTAACTTCCTTAACTCGCTGGTGATTTCAATTAGTTGTTCGAATACTTGACCAACTTCGTCATCCTTTTCAAACATTTCCCTACTATCTAATTTACGAGCAGTGGCTAAAATATTACTAGCTTCTTCATAAAACCATTGTATACGACCTTCATATTCATCTACTAAATCTTCATAGTTTTCAATATTACGCACTGTAACAAATGCGGAATAAAGCAAAAGAATATTACCCAAAACCGAAATAACCAGCAACGCCACTACCATATCATAGATCCTCTAAATTTAATTCGTAATCTGCAAATCTTGTCATATACCTTTGAATTGTCATTCCATTTGAATCTGTGGTTCCTACATTATTCTCTAGGAACCTCTTCATTCCTCTAGCACCAGCAAAATGTGCTCCTGCTAGAATGGACGATGGTGTAAGGTATACCCCATTGTGGGTTGTGTATCCATACACCAAAATATGATGTTGTAAACTTGTGTAATTGTCCCGTAAATACAGAACCATCGCACTGTCTTGTAACTGTGGACTATTCAAGAATTCTTCTCTTGAAACTTCATAACCCAAATGTCTCAAAGTTCTAGGACTAAACTGATACTTTCCCATAAACCCAAAACGATTAACCACATCATAACGATTGTTGCTTTCTAAGCTACCGATAGCATCCATCAATTCTTGTAACTCATGAACCTTTTTTGGTGGTTCACTTACCACTATCTCTTCTATCTCAACGATAGGTATTTCTTCTATGTTTTCTACTTCATTATTACCATTTTTAAAACTACTCATTAATACTACCAACAAAATGCTTAACATAAGCCTAATCTTCATTAGTACTCCTTGTCAAGTGAAACAATTATAACAGGTGTGGCGTTGCCTCTCGTAAACCATTGGTAGTGACCGAAACAAAATTTCCATTGATATACATCTCATCAATTGTTTCAGCACCAACATAACTCATGGCAGAGCGAACTCCGTCCATTATTTCCCTAATCACGGATTCAACATTACCCTTATAGGGTACTGTAGTAGCTGTTCCTTCAATATTTTCTAAGGTACTAGAAGATAATGTTTTCTGAACATCACTTGCTGATCCGTGGTAAACTTTCATTCTCTGTCTTTTTCCATAATTACCAAAATACAAAAACTCGCCGGGGGTTTCGTCTGTTCCAGAGATCATTGATCCAAGGATTACCGATGATGCACCCGCTGTAATCGCTTTGGCGACATCGCCTGGGGCACGGACACCACCACATGATATAATGGGTGTATTAGCTACTATAGAGGTTTCATGGAGACATGAAATTTGGGGAATGCCTACTCCTGTCCTAATGCGTGTTTCACACACTGAACCCCCACCTATCCCAACACGAAGTGCGTTAGCTCCCCAATACTCTAAATCTTCTACAGCCTTGGCGGTTGCTATGTTTCCTGCAATTACATCGAACTCCATATTAAGCGACGTTCTCAGCATCTTCAATTCTTCAAGAGTCTGTCGCGTTGATAAATGATGACCGTGTGCTATATCTATGACCAGAACATTAGCACCGGCTTCGACCAGTGCTCTTGCTCTATACATATCCTGTTCTTTAGCTCCAATAGCAGCTGCGATAACTGGATTTGTGTACCTATAACTAGTCCATTCGGTTCCCATAGATATGAGTTCTTCTTGTTTAGACTTTACTTTACTAACAATATCTACCTGTTCTTCTATAGTATTAAATCTATGAATGATTCCAACACCACCCAATCTCCACATTTCAAACGCCATATCATATTCACAAATGGAAGCCATTGGTGAGGCGATTAATGGAATATCAATGTGATAATTTTCCGTAAATAATGTACTGGTATCACAATTAGAACGTGAAGCTACTTCACTGTACTGTGGTATGATTTGTACATCATCGAACGTAAGAGCTTGATTAATGTTAGATAGTTTCGTATAGGGCATTTTGCTCTCGCTGTCTTTTAATTTCTTTGATATGATAAAGCGCCCATTCTTTTTCTTTAGGTAATGTGGTAAATGATGCGTGACCAGTAATCATCTCATGTACTTTATTTTTCCACACAATCTGCGGTTTATTTTGGAATATTCTAGTTTGATAGTCCGGCCACATTACCCAGCCCATTTCATTAACTGTCCAATTCCATTTACTAACATCTTCCTGAGTTAATCCATTTACAATATTAATTCTAGGTACAGCAATCAAATCAACATCCGTATTATATTCTAATAGAGTATGTAAATTTGTTGATAGATAATCTGACATATATTCATCAGCATCAATCTGAAAAATCCATTTATTGCTACATTGTTCTTTTCCAAAGTTTTTATGTTCAGCAAAATTTTCATTTAGGTGATGAGAATAAATGTGTATGTCAATATCACTATTTTCTTGTTTAAAATTTTCTAACAAAGAAAGAGTTGGATATTCAGAAAAGTCTGATAGAAATATAATTTCATCTTCAAGACCAACTGTATTTTTTAGTTGGTCTAATAGCTTAGGAATATATTCCTCTTCGTCTTTAACCGTAATAAGAAAACTAATCATAGATTCTTCCTGTAATTGAATAAAGCAAGTTCTTTGGCTTTTGCCTCTAGGTCAACGTCAACGTCGAAACCATAGTCATTAATAGGATTATACACATAGTCAGCGTGTGCTGTAATACGTGCTGTGTCGTCTTCGTGATCACGACGAGAATCGGAATAATGAAACAATGGAGTATGATCACCCCACGTTTCGTATGCCATAAGAAAAGCATCTTGTTCGTCAACACCGTCGCTATGTAAACTATGATGAAAGTAATCGAAGGTGATTGGTGTGTCAAGTATGTCACATAATTGACGAACGGAATATAGAGATTGTTTGTCGTCATTTTCGACAACAAACCTAGAACGAGCAGAATCGGATAGACGATCTATGGACCGTAGAAATCTAGTTATGGTAGCGCTACGGTCAGAGCCTACAGATCCAATATGTACGTTGATAGGATATCGGTGAGACTTGTCAAGATCCATTAAGTCAAAGATTTCAGCGTGATGATTGACATTATCAATTGAATTGTCAATAACGTGTGGCTTTTCGGAACCTAACTTAATAAAGTGACTAGGATGAAAAGAAACGCGGATACCAGATAGTTTGATTAGCTGCCCTATCTCTCGTAATTTATTAATTATCTTGTCGTTGTCTGGCAGGTCTTCTATCTGGTATTCGCTTTCCCAAGGAAACAAATCGGACGTAATACGATATAACTTTACGCCATTTTGTATATTCCATCTAATAATTTTATGTAAATCTTTAACATTTTCAAGAGCCAATTCAGAAGCATAGTTAATACCTTTAGCTTTGAATGTACGTTGAATCATGCTACGAGAAGTACGAATACCTTTGCTAGCAAGAGTCAAATTTATACAACAATAACCTAAATTCATATTATTATGGATCTCTGGATAGTCCCCAATTATTACGAGTTTTTATAGGGGGTTGGAAGTCTAATTCTTGTTTACTCTCTAAATCTAACATCTCTGCCCCCTCTTTGTCAAGGGTTTCTTCTTCTTCTGTTACAGTTTTGTCTGGATAATTGGAGACAGATTGTTCGGTTTCATCCACAAGATTGTGGGATGAAATTTCATCTACAAGAATTTCTATAGTTTCTTCTTTAGTAGATCCTTCCCGTTCCTCTCTAGGAGATTTATTTTCTTCTACTTCTTTATATATTTCATATTTTTTATTTTCATCTTTGACCACTTTTTTCATCAATGCAAGTCGGTTATATCCAACAACTAATGCGACTGCTAATGGGTCAAAAACAAAGACAATCAATAGTGCGAATACATTGACGACGCTATCCATTGACCAACCTGTCAAGTTAGACAAGTACCGTAATGGACCAATTTCAGCAGCTACTTCATTGTTTGCTTCTAATTCAATTTTCTGAATATCTAGTGATGTAACGCTGTCGGTTGCTTCTTCAATTTTTAATGATACATCTTCACGTTCGCTTACAGCAATATTTAACTGTTCTTGAATTACATTTCTAGTTGCCATTGAAGTACTGGTGACCAGCTGTCCTGTTTCTTGATCGACATATTGAATTGTATTGTTGGTTAGTCCTTCAGTTAGTTGTTGAATCGTTTCACTAACTCTAGTACGTTCACCAATATATAAATCCAATTGTTCTTGGTATCTTTCTTTTCGTAACTCAAGAACGTTAGCACGTTGTTCTACAATACTAAGTTGATCTGCGGTGGTTTGGTAAGCCGCAGTAAGAAACCCATAGATACCCGCTGATGTAATTACAATTAAAACACAGGTGGCTAATATATAGTAAAACCGTAACAGAACCGTTAAGTCTTTCCAATGTCTGGTCAAGAACGAAGCAGTAACTAATTTACCTGCTTCTAGACTTGAAGCCATAATTACTACAGGCATAAATGCGCCTGCAAATAAACTTCCTAATCCTGAAATAGAAAAGAAAGCGGCAACAGTAGCAATAACCATTGACGCTAATAATACTAAATACTTAAACATATTTTACCCCAAAAAGTGTGGGGAAACGATTATTCGTGGTTTGCCTGTTAATTGTTTATTATATTCATCTATTTTTTCTTGTACATCAAATTGTACTTCACCACTAGGCATTGATTTAAACGTATCAACGATAGTTTTCATATCTTCATGAATATCTCTGCCGGGTCGTTCCCATGACAACATAACATATTGTAACTCTGTACGTTCGCCTGATCGTAATTGTTCAATTATTGAAGGAGATATATATATTTCTTCATAATCTCCAAAATAATGTGTTGCGAATTGTAATCCCTCCATTTCTTCTATAGGAGTGATCTTAACAGCAGTGTTATCCCACATTACCTTGGTCCGATTTTAAGAAACTGGTCATGAACAAAAAGGTGTTCTGGCTCTCCTAACAATTCTACCTGTTCAAAATCTTCGCCGGGAAAAACAAATTCTACAATGTAAGCCTTTCCCTTTTTCAAAAGACTCTGTGCAAATGCACCGTGTTCTCTATGTATCATAGATGGTCCGGTGAAAAGTACTTCGTCACCTTTTTTAATTCCGTTTCTAGTTAAAATTGGTTCGTTCATGAATCCTCCGGTAAGATAATATTGATTTTTATCTCATGTAATTGTTTACTAAGTTCTAATTTAACATCTTTGACATCCAATGTCAAGTCATCTACAATTACTGTTTCTGTATATTCTACATCATCTATAAATACCCTAGCAGTAATTTTTTTCTTTTTCTTTTTCTTATGTGATGTATCCCATGCATTCCACGGTTCAAATGGACCTCCCCCCGGTCCACCGCCAGACCCACCGACCTCAATTATTTCTTCTTCGATGGTTGCAGTAACAAATCCATCGGTAATTAAATTGAGCGGATCACCACTAATTAACCCCATAGTAAGAATGTTTAGGGGATCTATTACATATGTAATGGTTGCCATTTACTAGAGCCTTTGAGCAGTATACTCCGAACCCGCTACCGAGATAGACTGTGATATTTCTGGACCAGCGGCTCTGGATGTTGGTGAGACGACCAGAGGTCTTGTGGGGTCCAATCCAAGTAATCTGTATACCTCTAGTAACATATTCTCCTGTGAAGTCGTGAGAGACGCTGTGACGACTGTATTGGGGTCTAGCGAAGCGGTAACGGTTGTTCCCGGTACGAGAGAAGCGGTAACAACAGTGCCGGGATCTAGTGTTACTGAAGCGGTCACAAATGTTTCAGTAATAGTTCGTGTAGCACGACTAGAAACGGTTGACCTAATAAGTCTTGTGTTTGGGTCAGGAGATTGAAAGATATTACCACCGGCTTCATCGAACAGGTTGCCTGTAATATTAATATCGTCGGGTAAGTTATCTTTTGGTGGTACTAGTTTCCATCCATTAATCAAGAAAAAATACCCATCTAGAAATGTTCCACCACCAAGTGGGTCACCACCAGCTCCACGCAGAGCAGGAGGAAACTTAGAATTAACATGAGCCAATGTCTCTTTTCCAACCAATACCCATTCTTTCCAAGCACTATAGATATCACGTTTTACATCAATTTCTGTTATTTCATCAACGATGTAAATTAATTTGTTTGGGCCGTCAAAGATTACCTTGTTGTATAATCCCCAGTAGTCCCACTGGTTGTAAAACATTGGGAGCATAGCCATATCACTGTATACGCTCTTTCCAAGTCATATTCCATCTTGTTCTAACATCATACGCTTTTTCATTTAAGACCCTAACCATAAATGTCCATGCAGCAGCGGGTGGAGGATTGCCATATAATGCATTACCCTCAAATGATGTACCACTAGATAGGGTAAATCCTGCATCAGCTTGTGATAAAGCTAATAGTGAAGTTTTGTAATCTAGTGGGTAATTTGTTATTGAACCTGTTGTAACTGATGTGACATTACCACCAACCGCATCTCCGTCAGATGTCCATGTTGTGGCTCCAAGGGTGTTATCAAGTGAGGCTGTTGACCTACCCTCTAATCTAATTGTTCCTGTTCCCAATTCTAAAATAGAAGCGGTCATTTCTGGAACAACATAAATTTTCTCACCAACAACAGCACTACCAGTTGTATCTACATTTAGTACTCTAGCAATTCTATCGTTGTCAATGAAAGATGAACTTACGTACAACCAAGCATCATTTCTGTCGATTAATGACAGATAGTAAAAATCACCTTCTGTTGTTTTTAATGAACCAATATTACCGAATCCTGTTAAATCTTCTGGTCCCTGTCCCATACCATACGCTGGATTTCTTAAAATCACTTGATTTTTGTCATCAAAAAAGTGAATATCATTCTCTGGTCCATAGGTCGGATGGTCCTTGACCGTAACCATAACACGATTTACTCCCGTTCCTTCTGGATCAGCAGACTGTGAAAAACTTTGTAATAATTGTGATTGTCTTGCAAAAGCTTGATCAGCGCCGTTTGAAATAGCACCATTTTGAATGGTTGTAAAAATGTTATCAAAATTAAATTCACCCTGACCATCTATTGTAAATCTCGCTATTTCTGGACCGTGCGCTATGTGATCGGCATCACGATCAGCACTTACTGTTGTAAAATTAACATTGCTATAATTGGTCCCACGGAGGATACATTTTTGAAAAAGTCTAACTTCAACTTTTGTATCTACCGTATCATCATCGTCGTTATATGCAGTAACTTGTAAAAGTTCCGGCTTGTATATAGAATGGTTTTCTAGTTGACCACTAGCCAAAGTAGCACCATTTTGTTGTGCATACCGAGACTCAGGTAAGTTCAATTGAGGACTTAATGTGAATCCATATGTGGTTGATGTACTTCCAGAAGGTATAATAACATTAGTATTACTATACCTTCGGGGCACACTTTCTTCTAATGGATTAGAATCACTTTCAAGATATACAGAAGCTCCATAAGCAAATATTTTTGCAGAAGTATCGTCTGGTGTTCCTGCAGCAGCTCTATTTGCAATTGCCCAACAAATTGGTCGATTAGGATTACCTAGTGGATTGTCTTCCGAAGGTGCTGCAGAATCTCCGTTTGCGTGATATTCTTCGTGACAAACAATACGTTCTCCTTCAAAGAACACACCCCACCTCGTTCTACCTCCGCCGATATACTGATAATCTACCCAGTAATTATTAATCTTTGATATATCTAAATTCATACCGGAAGGATTATCACCACCACCAGTACCATTTAATGTATCAACATTCCAATCAGCCTGAGGTATAGCTTCATTTATTGTGCCGGCACCACCTAAACTGTATCTATGTACCACTCGTAAATTGGGGGAAGTTCCATCTGAACCTGTGCCGAATGTTTGGAAAAAGTAACCATCTGTGCTATCAAATGGTCCCCAATTTCTAACTACCCCAATATGATTTCCAGCTGATCTAGCTGCAAATTGGTAGAAAATACCAGAACCGGGAATGTATGGATGGAACAAATTACTAGTATTTGTAACACGATCATTAGTAGTAGGATCACCACTCACCGTTAATTCAACAGCACCTCTTTCAGCATTCCAAGTTTTTACACCTTTACCTTCTTGTGAATTTACAAACTGATCATTAAGTTCACTTTTAGAAAATTCGTACTGTGCAATTAACGTTGGTTCCGTTATTCTTAATTTACCAAAAGCACTTACTTCTGGAGGCCCTTCAGAAAACCTTACGTTTGCAGATCCAAATCTATCTACATCTAATCCATATTCTGGATTATCATATCCCATGATATGATTTGTATTGATATAGATATCTTCAATGGTCCCAGTAACTGTTGCTCTGGTTGTTCCTCCAGAGTCTATGATGGCTTGAGTATTTCCAGGCTGTCTTTCAGTTCTATTTTTTGTATCTTTGTCATAGTGAACTTCTATGTAGCCACTTGTGGGAGTGTCTTCCCACACACCATGAACGTGTAGTGTTACAGTATTTGTATTTCCATCATCTACTGTATAGAATCCCCCAATTTCCCAATTGTATGCTGAGTCTTTGCCGGTATATGGTATTCTAGCCGAATGTACCATATATATACGATCACCAGTACTTTCGGGAGGTATTCTTGTATATCTGCGCTCACCTGCCATAATTTATTCCTGTATTCTGTTAGTTATAACGACTCATTAAGCCGGGTTATCGTAGTTACGTTCGAGAGAGGAAACGAGTGAGATGTTATTAGCTTTGTTTCGTCCCAAGGTACTTGTTACCGTCACATATGCAGCAGTGTCGAATCCAATAGCAACTACCGTTACTTCAGCAGGTTGGGGAGGATCACGATCACCTTGTACATTACCATCATAATCGAAAGTAAATGAATACCCATCGGTATCACCAAATGTAGATCCGGTAATTGGATTAGAATCTTGATCCTCGACCAGAATAGCACTTGAACTACCAAATGACCCAGTACCACCTTCTGGTGTTAGATTTGTGAAGAACATAAAGAATGATCCAGACACATCATCAAGTAAGTTTTGATTGAACGAAATAATTCCAGTTGATACGAACGGATATCTAACAACTGACCCAGATACATCAAAGAAATCAATTGAGTTAGTATCAGCATCCTGCTGGTTGTCCACAAAAACACCATCAGAAGTTACAAGTGTGTCACCAACGAATGATAGTAGAAGTCGTGTTCTCTTACCAATAAATGTTCCAGCAGTAAAATGATCACACTTATCAATATCAGCATTCTGTCTTAACTGATACTGTACACTGGTGTATACATCTTCAATTGATCCAGTAGTCGCGGACGATCCAGTACCGTTTGTGATAATAACATTGAAAGCATTATAGTCACCACTAATGTCAATTTGCTGTGAACCACTGGCAAGATAAGTACCAACCGTAGATTCGTGAGCGTAAGGAACAAATGTTGCAGTTCCGTTTGTAACGCCGGGAGGCGCTACAGTTCCTTTTGTGCCGCCATTATTAGTAATGTAATATTGCGTGTCGGACCCACTTACCACATATGAGGCAACTACAGTTGCTGGCGCATCATCAAATGATTCGAATCCAGAACCACTTAAGAAATAAATATCAACTTCTTTCCAAGGACTATTAGTAGAAGCCGAGGCCTCGACTTCTGTAGTAATTTTAAGATCAACACTGTTCTGTAGAGGTACTGATAGAAGTGTGTATTCTTGATCAGTAACACCAAGATCGGACTGAATATTGGCGTCATCATAAATTTTCTGATACTCACGAACGTACAATGTAGTTTCTCCACGAAAATTACGATCTACTGTGGTGGATGATGCAGAATAGTGTTGAATAGCTTGGTTAACCGAACCACTCATTTTAAAGTTTTGAATAGAATTAACCAAACTAAATCCAGCGCTTGGATTTCCTGCGGTAGAACCACTCTGTACAAAATAAACTTGGTCACCACTATTTGTATCTGCATCAAATCCAAGAGTTCCAAGAGTTCTAATACCCACCCATTCTTGTGTAGTTACTGACCCAGATATAACAGACCAACCAGCATCTCTTACTAAGTAACGTGTTGAGTCATCATTAAAATCCCAGAAGTTAATGATATCGAACTGGTTCTTCGTAATAGAAACGAAGGGAAATGGAATTCTGATTAACGAATCGCTAGTTTTCCATTCTTCTTTGGCGAAAGAATATAATGTTTGGAACGTCACGCCAGAATCAGATCCAGATTCTAATGGGGGTACTAAACTTCCTGCTGAATCTAAGCTAGAAGAAATTCCGATTGTTCTAGTAGCAACAGATCCAGTGGCCCAAAATACACTAGTTCCGGTGGTTAAATTGTCTGGATCAATAATTTTTGGCATTATTCATTCCTCATGGTATTGTATTTATAATATCTGTAATAATAACTTGACTGTCAAGGTCTTTGAGTTGTTTTCTAAAAGTTACTTCCATTAATGAATATAAATATTTTTTGTGTTGACCAGAAAGAATATTTTTGGAAGTTATATTTTGCTCTTGTAAGCTGTCTACAATTCGATCAATCTTTTTGTCATATGGAGATTTGTTTTCCTTGACCGTGACCACCATAGCAGGTTTACTTGGAGTTTTTTGTTGTGTAATTTCATTTACGGTGACTTTCTTGGATGCTGTTGTTTTATATGTTCCAGACCAAGGATTGAAATATGCATCTTCAACAATGACTTCTAATTCCATTGATCCTACTGAACTATCTTCTAGCAACCCTTTTAGTTTTGGAATTTCAATATGAGCAGATCCGTCGTGTTCTACGGTCCCCTCTAAAATATAATTTGTTTTTTCACCAGACAAAATCAACCTAGCTTTTGCTTCGGAAAGAGATGCTCCTTCTACCTCAACCCGAAAATCAAAATCTGTTGATTTGTCGGTATATACTAAAAAATCGCTCATAGTTAGTCACCAAATAAAGTTACTACAGTATAAATAGTGTGTTAGATAATATAAATCATTCTGGATTTTCGTAGTTTCTATCTTCTACTTGTGATATTTGAAAAGTTTGGTCTTCATTTTTTAGTGTAAATGATTCGATAAAATATTCATAATCTAATGCGTGAACAATAATATCAACGGTTCTATCGACTCCAGTATACTGTCTTGTGTACGTAAATGTTCCCGGTGGGTTAGCAACAGATTCCTCTGCAGCTATTAATTCTCTATTATTAGATTGTGATACAATAGCTACTTCTGACCCAGATTCTATCTGTGTTAATGTTAATGTTCGCAATCCAGCTACGATTGTCGTATTTAATCCACCTGCATTTCTAACAGTTGGTGTATTTCCCGAGCCTAAAATTTCAATATACAAATCTTTGCCGCTATTATTAAAAATAGCAGAGGCGGAAGTATCAGATGTACCGTAAGAAGTAAAGTTTACATCAGTAAGTGATGTTGATACCGGAGCAGTTGGTCCATATTCTATAGCATGATTTGTACTTCCAGAACCAATAAATGTACATCCATTTATATAACCAGTTGTATTTAAATTTACATTCCAATACAGTGAACTTGAGTCTGGAGAACTTGTGAGGGTATTATTATAAAATAATGAACCCGATGGAATTATTGTTCCACAACCACTAAAAGTATTACCAGAAAATTCTTGGCCACCTGTGCCTGTTAAAATTCCATTAGTAAATCCGTTAAACGTGCTTCCGTACACAAATACATCAGTTACATTTGTATCTGTTTTAGAATCAAATAAAGCACCAACTCCCGATGGTGCTGTGATAACAACTCCATTGTTTCCCGTAGCACTTGTTCCACTACCTACCTTATCTCCGAGTTGAAATGTAGTTGTGCCGGTACCATTATCACGAATAACCATTTTGTATAAATCGTTTCTAAATCCTCTATCTTCAAAAATTACAGATACCGATTTATCTATAAACGACGACGTATCCGAACCAGCAACATTTCCAAATCGCAATGGTCCTTGCACACCATAGACACCAGTTCCTAATTCACGAACAACTCCGTGAGCCTGTAAACTACCAGTTTGTCTATCTTCAACAGCAATATCAAGAAATGTTCCGGGGTCGGCTGTTGTACCACCAGTAATGGTTAATGCACATCCATCATTAGCACCCGCGTCGAGAATACGAATAATATCCATATGAAATGTTGGGTTCATTCCCGGTGCGGCAACAAGACTGTTTACTCGTATTCCTACTCTAGAAATAGTGGTAAAGTTTACAGATGCTGCCGGGCCCTCGGTCGCGGGCGTCACTGGTGATGCCGGAAGATTTGTTGTGTCTAAAGCTGCACAAGTCCAGCCCACAGGTCCGTCGTCGTGTCTGAACGGTGATTTGTCAGCACCAGCTACTTTAAATCCTCCAGCATTTGTTGCATCTCCCACGTATACCATTAAACCACCATTAGTATCATTGGTATTTCCAAGGGCTAGTCGAGAAAATGACCAACAGTAGATAACATGATTCGAATAATCAGTAGAGCCAGAATCATGATATGCATCAAATTCAGTCTGGCCAACCGATTCTCCAAGTTGATTCGAACCTTCGACTGGAGTTGGGTCACCTGTAAAAAGATCAGTTGTTCCTACCCAATCGGTAGCCGATTCGGCGTCATTTCTTACTATTCTATTATCAGTTAAAATTATTGCCATAATTTTGTCATCCTATCGTATAACATAATAGAACACGCTTGATGTGGATGTAATAAAGCGTCTCCCAAATGTTGGTCTACGCTTTCAATATATACCGATTGTCCATTCCAAGGTTGTAATATATCAAGTGGATTATTTCCAGTTTTTCCAAAAATATATAGTACATTTTCTGGATGTATAAAGTCTTTTAGAGCAGTTGAACCACGTTCATCAACAATAATAGGTGTTAAATCAGAATTATCAGAAATAACTTCTTCTATAGAATCCATCTCTATCAATGTTGTGTCGGTATAATCTAATGAAAATCTTGATGCAACATTTAATGTAGGTAACATTATTGCTTCATCTACACCGAAATGTTTCAACATAAATTTCCAACATACATTATATTCGTTTGCTTTTTTTTCAAACCATATGTCCCAATAACCAGCAATTTTTACAGTCATAAAACATCCTCATATGGGTACTAATATAAATATCAGTCTATAAAATAAAAAAAGTGGGGCACCAGAAGGTACCCCACTAAACGTAACCGTTAAGATCACCTCCTTTCGGTGTTTGTTTTCTTTAAGTTATTTTATTGTAACCTTTTTTGCGACTTTGACCTCTTCCGTTACCTTTGGTAGAGTAATTGTAAGAAGGCCATTGTCAAATTTAGCGCTCACATTATCCATTTCATACTGGTCTACGACCTTAAATGAACGCCTGAAGGAACTTCTCTTCAGTTCCCTTAAGTAGTAAGTAACCTCTTCCTTATCTTGTTGAGGCGACTTGCCAGAGATTGTAAGGACACCCTCTTCAATCTCTAAATCAATGTCGTTTTTAGTGAACCCTGCGAGTTCTGCGACAATCTCAACCTTGCCATCACGATTTATGATGTTGACCTTGGGGTAAGCTCCCTTACCAGCAGATACACCAATATCTCCAAAATGATTTTTAAACATATCATCGAAGATGGTGTCAAAGGAACGGATGAAATGTTCACGTTCCTTAAGTAGTGAATTCATCTCGCGTTTGTTGCGAGGACGGAATACGGATAGCGTAGTCATAGTTTTCTCCTTGTTAAATTGTTAGACCGATTTTACGCATCTTGTGTCCCTTTTTAGGCGACACATATATAAATATCATGTTAAAAAGAAACTTTACTCATATCATTTTCAGCTTGACTTGCCATGTGGTCAGCCCAATGAATAATATACGGAAGACTAGTCTTCATAGCATATGGTGAGAAATTCTTCAAGTAACCCTGAGCACCTTCATCATACATACCATCAGAGAGTCGAATTGCAAGAAACTCTTTTTCAGTGATAGTAATACCATACTTTTGAAGCATCATAAGACCACGTTCTGGGGCCTTAAAATATTGAATGTTTCTATTCTGAGTATAATATTCATTACGCTTCTTTTGCCAATCATCACTATCAACGTAGTATGGACCTTCTTCAGTACCTAGCTTACCAAGATCATGCATCATGGCAGAGAAGATAAGCTCTTGTTTGGTGAAATCAATTGTTCCACCCATCTCCTTATATACCGGAGATAGTCTAATTGCGTTATCTATGACCCGTAGAACGTGATCAAGATAGCCACCGGGGAAACAGTTGTGGTAAAATGTCTTACCGCTTGCGGGAGCGCTGATGAGTTCGTCGTGTAGAACTTCATATAATTTTTTGATGTTTTCTGAACGTTCGTCTTGTTCAACAAACTCCATCATTCTCTCGTAATTCTTTGTAACCTTTTCTTCAATGTCTAAATTGAACATGAAACCTCTTCGTAAATTTTCTCTAAATTAAATTGCTTCATCTTTGACTTAGCAAAGATGTCAAACATACTAGGCGCATATGGTTTACTCTTTAATATATAACCAACTTGATCTAATGTCAAGTCTGCTTTTTTATGATTACAACTAGAGCAACTCGTTACCATATTTTCCCAAGTATTTGGACCACCTCGTTTTTTTGGTATAATGTGATCCCGTGTTAATTCTTCTCTTGATTTTAATTCATTAGCACCACGACCACAATATTGACATTGGTGGTCATCTCTAATAAGCAAATTCTTTTTATTTAATAGCGCTCTTTTTGTGTGCAGTTTTCTAGTTCTAATGTATTCCTTAAGAGCAATCGTTGACGGGAGATTAATCTCAACCGAAGGCGACCGTACTACATACTCGTAGCTTTGTAGAACCGTAGCTTTTTCTTGTAGACACAAAATTAATGCTCGTCGTGCTGGTACTACTGCTAGTGGTTCAAATGTTGAATTTAAAACTACACAACTACTGTTAATCATAACTTCATCTTTTGGGTTTCTGTTATTAATTGATTGATATGAATTGTATGAATCAACTCTTGACATTCTTTTGCCAATTCATATAACTCAACTTTTACAAACTGATCTTTCATTACCTCTAACATAGGAGCGTATTCTTGATATTCTACTCCTGCAACATTGTTAGTATTTCCTATTCTATATAACTGAGTTCTACTTTCGTTTTTTAGAACTGCCAGTTTTATTTTTTGTAGAAAGTACTTTCCGATTAGCTCTGGATGTTTTTTTTGAAACTGACTTAACTTTGGTACTAGATTTCTTGGTATTTTTAACATCTTCATCTCCGGTTATTTCTTCTCCGAAACTAAAAACCTTTCCGTCTGGTGCTTTGTATTTTTTTCTAAGGTTCCAACCTTTGGCATAATCTACTCTTTCTTTTTCTAACTTAAGTTCCTCCCAGTAAATCATTCTACCAAAACAATCACCACAAATTAACTCTTCAACATCAGAGTTGCTCATGACACTTGTAGTTTTGCACATAACACACCAAATTTCTTCTTTGGTATGAACCCTATACTTTTTTCCTCGTTTTTTTCGCATATGACCCAATATAATATCGTTGTTTAATCAAACGACGATCATATTCCTTGTTTAATTTTTCAGACAATCTTACGCCGGCAGACAATTCATCCCCAACATTCCATCTATTTTCAAACAGTCTAATTTTTTTCTTACAATATATAAAGTCTTGCATTGTATATGAATCTTTAATCAAAAACAGTATGACTTCATACTCTTTAAGAATTCGATCAACATGAACTGCATTTTTATATTTACCAATTAATTTTTTAATAAATTTAATCATTTTGATTCTCCCAACTACGGATCTTCAAAGAAACTATTTATAATTATCTGTTTCCAACAGTTCTCTAAGTTTACTAGATGTTTTGTAAAGAGCTTGGTCCAAATTTTCATGATCGGTAAGTAAATAAATTGTTTGATTTATTGTTACTGACAAGTTTTCTAGATTATTTCTAACCTCATCAGTGATTTTTAGATCACCAAACCAAATTTTGCCAAACTCTCTCGTCATTATATTAATATTTTTATGAGTATTCTTATCATAATGATATTGATTGTTTGGTCCAAATAATTTTACTGCTAAATCTACTGCTGGCTGTACATCTTCTTCAGTCCAAAACATAATTACTCCTCATTAAATCGTCCTTCTTTGCCCGGCCTAAATAGAGTCATCGGGTCTTCAGCTTTATTTAAATGTTCTAAGTAACAATCGTTACAAAAACAATATGGTCGTTTGAGTTCCGTTCTTCTCCGACCACGTTCCCCACATCCTTCACAAATTGTTGCTGATAATCTTTCTGTTTTCCAAAGAATACCCTCAACAGCATTCAATATCATTTCGTCTTCACTACGAGCATACATATGCAACATTCCAAAACATCTCTTAGCACTACATATTTCGGCTTCAGGAAAGCGAGATATTAAATTAAAAGTATCTTCTAAAAGTTCATGCCAACCATTTCCAAAATACTCTTTCATATCGTCTAGAGTATAAACCTTGTCATACCAATAACGATAACGGTTATGATGACTATACTTCTTCTTCGTCATCTAATTCTTCATCATCCATGTCCATAAAAAGTTTTCGCAATTCATTTATATCTTCGTCTGACAAATCATACTGTTCTGTCTTATTCATTTTATTTGCGATTTCGTCTGGAGAAAACCCACCAAATATATTTCCTCCATCTCTGACCATTTTAAATGAATTTTCAAACATACCGACGCCTAGGTCATGTGTAATCTGACTTAGGTTTTCTACGACAGTTGTAAGATCGCTGATATACTTAGCTAATTCTGTATATAATCTGGTTTGTTCTTGAGAAGTAGCGTGTAGTTGAATTAATCGTGTCATTAACGATTCATGTCGAGTATGCAATCCTACTACTAGGAAAAACATAAACATAATAAGCATCGTTAAAATTGTCGTCAGTACAGTTAAAAATATTATCATATAGTATTATTAGTTAAATTAATATATAAATATAATAGCATTATTTGGGCTTGTCAACCCCATTATCTGTTTTATAAAACAGTTGAAGGTTGAGCTTAGTTAATTGTGCGCTTTGAGTATTATTAATTTCTATTTGTTTGTGGTAACGATCACGGCACTCTTCTAACTGTTCACGTTTATCTTTAATAGATTTTTTAATTTCAGAATTTTCACATCGTAATGTTTCTAAATTTTTTTCCATTTGAATAAACGCACGATCTATTAGTTCATGACTTTTAACATCACTAGATCTGCGTTCGGTTTTTTTCTTTCGATCAGTCATAACAGAAGCAATAGCAGCTACTACAGTGAATATAATTGCCACGATGCCCTGCTCGTTCATTATTTCTATAGGAATTAGGTCCATGTTACCATATAGTTATGGGTCAAAACAACCGATTGGTTATAACTGATTAACCGGGGAAGCTGAATATTGCCTTAACTGCATGGTACGTGGTGCCGGACATGGCAGTGATTATGGAATTATTAAGTACATTTGGATCAAATATGGTCATTCCAATAAATAAACCTAGCATAAATGGTAATGTATTAGTGGGTTTAAGAAATATTAATTTTAATTTATCCATAATTAATATATTTTATTGATAAGACTCAACTTCATCTTCTAGAATTTCTACACTGAATATTCCATCTTCAAAAACAAAATCAGTTTTATCTAGTGCTCGTTCGACATATGTAACAGCTTCGCCTTCATCATCACCATATGTAACAACAAACACCGGAACAATAAATTTTTTTAAGTCATCTTTCATTTTTTATTCCTTGTGAGGTTTTCTATAAGTATCAGTTCCAATCATGAATGTTAAACGGATCTGAATCAGTTACCGTTTCTAATGCAAGTAATATTTCTGGAATTAATATTTTTCTAGAATATTTTGCTAATTTATAATAATTTCTAGAATCATTTGAAAATGGATTTTCTAAATCTGATTCGGTTTTGAATATGAGATCATCTAAAAATTCTACAGTTCTTTTAATTTTTTCAGTTGTTGTGCCCGGATAAAATGACATTATAGAATAAAGAAATTCTTTAGCTTCATCATCAAACAAATAGTATTGGTTCATTTTCATTGGTTTCTGTTGGTTCGGGAAATTCAGCTTTCTTGACAGCAATAAAAGTAACAGCTCCTAGTAACACAGTCAATAACCAAAATTTTTTCATGTCATATCCTCACCATTTTCGGCAGCTCCAATATCTTGCTTTCCACCGAGGACCGGGAGAATCACAGTTATGTCGTGCTCTAAAACTCTTTCTACGTTTTGGATTTGATTTTTTAATTCTCATGTTAGGGTCACCGAAGTTAACCTTAACAACATTTCCTTTATCATTTTTTACATATACCTTAAATTTTTTGACATCACCACGCGTTGGTTTACCAAGCGATACCTTTCTACCTTGATATTCGGCCTCGGCAAGATCACCGCTCATATCAAATTCAAGTGTATATCCTACGCCAGTTTCTTCACAGAATACATCGTAGCTTTCTTTTTTACTATTACCCCAGTTTTTAGCACCAACCTTACGGCACTTAACTAAAGCACCAGAGGCATATGCACTGGGCCAAACCTTATAACGACTTTTGACCTTGTGATAACAAGCGTCTTGTTTTTCGTTTAATTGACTTTCGTGAATGATGTTTCCACGACAATGTGGACATTCAGTGAATGGGATATCGGTATATTCTTCGTTCATGTCAATCGCCTCCTTTTTTGTATTTACATTTTTAGCTTTGCCCCGGCGATTTGGATTAGGATCTTCTCTACGTTTTCTACGTGCGGCTGATGCTCTATCTTTCTTACCTAACGAGTGTGCTTTGGACTGAGGAAGGCATTTTGGCTTTCCTTCTTTACTACTTCCTCTAGCACACGGACCTTTAATTTTTCCATCGGGTCCGAATCTTACCCACTTATCCTTAAACCATTTACGTAGATTTTCATCTACTGGCCCAGTTCCTTTTAGTGCTTCTTCCATTCCCTTTAATTTAGTATAGTATTCCGGATCTTCTGTTAAATGATCTAGGGCTATTTCCGCAGCATGACTAGGATCATTAGTATGTTCCATTTCTACTTTAACACCCATCTTAAATTGTCTTTTAATTTGCTGCTTAGGAACATCATGTAGTTCTGCTATGTCTGTTAATGACTTACCATCTCCTAAGCCGCCAGGCATCTGATCTTTCATATTAATTCTCTATACTATATACTATTCTCTTTTCCTCCCCTTCAGGAAAAATATAATAGCATTTTGGTTAGTTGTCAAGGGGCTCTCATATAAATATAAATCTCTTACTATATAAGTATTGACAATACCTGCTTACGTTATTATATTTAAGAAACTTTTACGGATTTAATTTATGATTGATATTGTAGTAGGACTCCAATGGGGAGACGAAGGCAAAGGTAAGATCACCGACTATTTGAGTGAAGATTACGATTGGGTTGTACGCTACCAAGGCGGCAGCAATGCTGGTCATACTGTATATGTGGATGGTAAAAAGTATGTTACTCACTCCATTCCCACCGGAGTAATTCGACCAGAATGTAAATCAGTAATTACACATGGATGTGTGGTCAACCCCGAAGAACTTTGTAAGGAAATTGAAGAACTTGAAAAACTAGGCATTGATTTTACTAATCGACTATTTATTTCCGAAAACGCCACAGTCATTACTAGACAACATTTAATTCAAGATAAGTCAAACGAAAAAGAATGGGGATCGACCGGAAAAGGTATTGGTCCAGCATATAGAGATAAGGTTGATCGAAAAGGTTTACGACTTGGTGACGTTGTTACTGAACACAACTATCCTAAATTACTTCCATATATTACAGATACTCGTAGATTACTTAGAGACGCCGAAAGAAACCATGAAAAAATTCTCATGGAAGGAGCACAAGCTGCTATGCTTGATGTTGACTTTGGGACATATCCGTATGTAACCTCATCCCCATGTACTGCTAATTACGCACCGCAGGGAACCGGATTACCACTACAATATTTTAACGATTGTTCAATTACGGGTGTGGTCAAAGCATATACAACTAGAATCGGAACAGGACCATTCCCAACAGAATTCGAAGATAAACATTTTACCGAAATGTTACGAGAAGCTGGTGGTGAGTATGGAGCAACCACAGGCAGACCACGTAGAATGGGTTGGTTGGATATGGATCAACTACGATATGCTTGTGAGGTCAATGGTGTTACAAATCTAGCAATCACCAAATTAGATGTACTTTCTTCACTACAACGTGTATATATTAAAGATGACGCTTTATCTAATGGTTGGATAGAATTTCCATCTTGGGAACTTACAGGCGAAGAAAAGACTTGGGATGATTTGCCACAGGAACTTAAAAATTATGTAGGTTTTATTTCGTTTGAAACGGGTTGTTTGGTGTCAATGGTTGGAGTTGGTCAGGATCGCGATCAATTAATCATGGTAGAATAACACTGTTACAATTCTGTTACAATTGCCATCTTGATTACTTATATATACGCTGTTAGATTTATAAAGTTGATTGAAAATACGGGGGTGTCATGGTTTCGACGGGTGTATTGAGGCAAGATGGAATGTCACTGTAGTATCAGAAAGTAACTGACGAACCTTACTTAATGGCTGCTTAAGCCCTTCCCACTATCCGATACCGATAGGATAAACACGGGAAGTAAATGTTTCGGGTGACTCTTAGGAATAGAGCTAAGTGCGGATATATACACCAAAGAATGTATATCGTGATCGGCATAGACGAGACAAAGCCGTGAGGTTGGTCATCTTGGTAAATCCTAATTGGCCTAATGACATTAAAAGAAATTTTGAATAGATATGTTCGGACGGCGGTTCGACTCCGCCCACCTCCATAACAAATGCCCAGTAAAACGCCTTATTAGTCCGGTAACATCGTGGTCGGTTTATGGGATGTCCCCATACAGAGCGTTCGGAACAGGAGTAGTGAGATACTTTAGGGTTTATTGTGAGTGGCGTCACAGCATTTGTTACAATTTAAAGCTTGACTTTCAGGCCAAACGCTGTTAGATTATAGGTATGATTTAAGAAAACGGGCTGTTAGCTCAATTGGTAGAGCATCGGGCTTTTAACCCGCAGGTTCTGAGTTCGAGTCTCAGGCGGCCCACTAGTTATTTGACAGGTTACATTTTAATAACCACTATAACGAGAATTGGTATGGCTAGAAAAAGATACATCGTTATAAATCCGTGGTCAACAATATTGATAATATTTTTTACTATGATAGGATTATCAGTATTTAGACCGGATGTTTATTCATCTATTTTAATCGGGTTATTACAGGTTATTGAATTGATCGGTGGTGCTGTTCCAGAAATTCCATCGTCGTTCTAAGTTATATGGTCCCATCGTCTAGCGGCTAGGATATCAGGCTTTCATCCTGAAGACCGGAGTTCGATTCTCCGTGGGACTACTTGCGGGTGTAGTATAATGGATATTACCTTAGATTTCCAATCTAATAATGTCAGTTCGATTCTGACCACCCGCTTTAACGGACCCTTAGCTCAGTTGGTTAGAGCATCCCACTCATAATGGGCAGGTCGTAGGTTCAAGTCCTACAGGGTCCATGTTAAGATTAAATGCGCCCTTAGCTCAGTCGGTAAGAGCATTCAGCTTATATCTGAAAGGTCCAAGGTTCAATTCCTTGAGGGCGTACTACGATGTGAACGTAGAGAAATGCTGGGATTAGCCCTATGGTGTAACGGCAACACGCGGGTCTTTGGAACCCGATAGTCTTGGTTCGAATCCAAGTAGGGCTATGTGTAAAAAATCTGTCTGATGACGGCTGAAATGCTAGAAACTGAAAAGTTACAGATACTAATCAGACATACTAGGTGGTGTTCCCACTGAATAACTAGAGTCGCAATCTAGTCGTATGATCTGATGAAACGTAAGGTGTTCCTTGATCGGAACTTATTGGTTCGCCCGTATGTCGGGCGAAGGCCACCAATCCTTATGTGGGGGTTCTTACGGGCCTTGTTTCCGTAGGACTGTAGTACTGGACCTACACTTGGTCTACAGTAATAATTGTGGTAGGTGAGGGAGTGACCGTCCCCGATATCAGAAGAAGCGACGGCTTCAACGGTATATTGCTTCCTTAGCTCAGTTGGTCAGAGCAGCTGCCTTGTAAGCAGCAGGTCTTCGGTTCGAATCCGAAAGGGAGCTCTACGGGATATGGCCTAGTCAGGTAAGGCGCTTGCTTTGGGAGCAAGAAATCGTAGGTTCGAATCCTACTATCCCGATCACGCTCGGGTGGCGGAATTGGTATACGCACGAGACTTAAAATCTCGCGCCCATTGGGATTGAGGGTTCGAGCCCCTCCCCGAGCATATGAAACTTAATTAAGTGATGCCCAAGTGGTGAAACGGTAGACACGCTTGCCTTAGGAGCAAGTGCTTATGGCGTGGGGGTTCGAATCCCTCCTTGGGCATATGGAGAGTTGGCAGAACGGCTATTGCACCACTCTTGAAAAGTGGCGTCCCTTGGACATCTGGGTTCGAATCCCAGGCTCTCCGTACTGCACGGGTAGCCAAGTGGTAAGGCAAAGGACTGCAAATCCTTTAATCGTCGGTTCGAATCCGACCCTGTGCTCTTAACTAAAGAGGCTACAATGAAAGATAGATTTGATTTTGAACAGGAAATTATGGATTGTTGGGGAATCACCGATGATATTCAAACCCTAATTGACAATTGTGAAGGATTGACAGAAGATGAATTAATGAATACTTTAATTGGTATGAAACAATTATATCATTTAAAATTCTTAACAATGTTTAGTACATTTGAAGGTTTAATTCATAAAGAGTATGACAAGTCCGCGCCCGCGGTCTTTAAAATTAAAACATAAAATTCCGCGTTAGCTCAGTTGGTAGAGCAGCTGACTGTTAATCAGCTTGTCGCAGGTTCGAGCCCTGCACGCGGAGTGGTCCTATAGTTTATCGGATAGAATACCGGCTTGTCACGCCGGCGGGCGGGGTTCGATTCCCCGTGGGACCGTTCGATGGTGGTCGTAGCTCAGTTGGTAGAGCGCTGGATTGTGGTTCCGGTCGCCGCGGGTTCGATTCCCGTCGATCGCCCTGTGGGTCTGTATGGTGGAATTGAGCAACTGGTTGGCTCGCCTGTCTGTAAAACAGGTCCGAAAGGCGTGTAGGTTCGAATCCTACTTCCACCACTGTCCGTCCCTTAGCTCAGATGGTGAGAGCGTTCGCCTGATAAGCGAGAGGTCCAAGGTTCAAATCCTTGAGGGACGATTGGGAAGTTAGCTCAGTTGGTTAGAGCATCTGGTTTACATCCAGAGGGTCGGGGGTTCGAATCCCTCACTTCCCACTATTTATAGGTGTTACATTTAACCAATGGATGTTATGCCTAAAAAAAATAATGGTGGGGGTAACACAACACCCTCCACCAAACGGAAGCCGAAAGGTCCGATTAAGTTTCAAATACAATTAAATGACGAACAAAAAATAGCAAAACAAAAAATATTAGATAATGCTATTACTGTTCTTAGTGGCAAGGCTGGATCAGGCAAAACTTTACTAGCGTGTCAAGTTGCTCTTGATTTGCTGTTTAGAAAAGATATTAATAAAATAATTATCACCCGACCAACAGTTTCTAAAGAAGAAATAGGATTCTTGCCCGGTGACCTCAGAGAAAAAATGGAACCTTGGATGCAACCCATTTATTCTAACTTTTATCAACTATATAAAAAAGAAAAAGTCGATCAGATATTAACGAATGGTGCTTTAGAAATTGTACCAGTAGCATTTATGAGAGGTCGTACCTTTTTAGATAGTTTTGTAATTGTTGATGAGGCTCAAAATTGTACACACGAACAAACTGAGATGGTAGTTTCTAGATTAGGAATTCGTAGTAAGATGGTTATATGTGGCGATACTCAACAAGTTGATTTAAAACAAAAACAAGAATCTGGGTTTAAATTTATACTTTCAGTTAGTAAACGTATTAAAAATATGGACGCCCATACGTTGTTGACTAATCATAGAAATCCTGTTGTCGATGCTTTGTTGGATGAGTATCTAGAGCTTCATACAAATGGAAACGGTGCTCGTTAATTAATTATATTTATCGGAGATACACAATGAGTAAATTAGAAGAAGAAACAGTCGAAGCCGAAGTTGATTTAAAAGATCCAAGTTTGATATTCAAATTACCATTCGTAGATGCTACTAAACCAAACAGTAAAGCTAAGTATATTTTCTTAGGAGGAATACTACTAATTATGTTGACCGTAACTGTTCTTACTCAATTAGGAATAGTTGGTAACTAATGGTAACCGAACAACAAGTAATTGAAAAAATACTAACTCCAAAGTTAGGTGAGCTAGGATCTGATCAATATGTCTTTGTTATGTATGATGTTAAGAAAATACAAAAAGACAACAAATGGTATCTTGCTATCGTTGCTAATATGGCAATTAGTTTAATCCAAAATGTATTATATGTTTTAATAAAACGAACGGGTGTTAATGTTGCAAAATATATTTATCCAAGATTTATAAGACATTATCTATCACAATTACCTCTACGAGATGTAATGCGAGTAGCAATTGATTTAACCAATGTCGGTGATCCAAAGACAGAAATTGATGCACACTTACAAATGATAATACAGGCTCAGTTAGAATTGTTCAATCCACATCTTACAATAGAAGATGCAAAAGAATTTTTAAACACATTAGGACAACAGGTTATAGACAACCCACCAACCAAGTACAATATTTAGGAGAGTATCATGGAGTCAATTTTACGCACGTTACTAACGGTATCGGGAGACGCAGCCGCACTCTATCTTTACCGTAGAGTTATTAGAGGACAACTAGTAGCTATGGGACTAGATGCAACTATAGTTGCAACTGTAGCTGACGATTTCAAACTATGGGGCACGTCAACCACCCCCGAAGGTGCTGCATTAGAAAAAGTAGTCATGGATCAAATTGCTTTAGCAAGTCCTACACTTACTCCAGCTGACTTAGTACTATTTGTTCAAGCTCTTGGTACTGAAATTGCTGCAGATTATCCTTTAGTCTAATCAATGCCAATGCCAACCGTTATCGCTAGTGGATCGGTAGCTAGCGATAGTGGATCGCTTGATCAGCTAATTGTTACATCTTTATTTTTATCTAGAAATTATGTTGCTGAATATTTACACATAGTTTTGGTTAGGGATTATGTTAATCAGTTAAATCTTACCGGAAATCAACAAAGTGAAATTGCTTATGACTTTTGGACTTCGGGAAGCTCTGATGTGTCAGCCGGACAAGATATAGAACATCTCATTGTTACAAAACTGGCACTTGACAAAACGTCCTTAACAGATTATGATATAAGGTTACTATTTCAAAGAATCGGATACCAGATGGCCTTGGATATTGAGACAGTATAATAAAAAGTTACATGGGGAATTAGCTCATCTGGGAGAGCGCCTGCTTTGCACGCAGGAGGTAGCCAGTTCGATCCTGGCATTCTCCACTTTAAAATGCCTCCGTAGCTCAGCGGATAGAGCACCGGCCTTCTAAGCCGGTGGCCGTTGGTTCGAATCCAACCGGGGGTATCAGTTATAGGAGAATGGATGTCGCTGCCAAAACCCATAGAAGACGGTAAGAGAGACAACAGCCTCTCATACGGTAGGACACCAAGTAGTCCCGCTAACCTCACGCCTGAGGACATACAGGGATGGATAAATACTGTAGAGCCAACCTTTGGTCATTATTTTAAAGAAAAGTATGATCGACTAAAAGATGATTGGGAAGCATTGGTCAAAGAATACCATTGGAACAAAGCAGTATATGAAGCACAAATTAATTTCAAGCCGAAAATAGGAACATCTTATTTTCTATACCAAAAACCTAACGGTAAACATTTTCTTTCACTTCTTTCCCACAAAGAAACTAATTGGGAAGGATACGTGGGAGAATTTAAATTAACTCCCGAACATTCGTGGATTAAAAAAGATTAGGAAAGGTGCCGGAGTGGTAACGGAGCAGATTGCTAATCTGTCGCACGTAAGTGTTCGTGGGTTCGAATCCCACCCTTTCCGTAAATAAACAGGAGAACAAAATGAAAGAAAATAAGCTATCAATTGCTACAGTGTTAGCTCTAATAATGGTCGTCATTTCCCTCGTATTTATTATATACAATATGGAACCCGTAGACTATGTTGAGTTGGTAGAGAATATCAGCGAAGAAGAAATGGAAGATATAAATAGTGTTCGGCGTCAGGCGTTCGATTATGCAGTTTCTTGCTCCGACGTAGATCTACCAATTACTTTTGAAGATATTACTTGGCGTATTCAACCATCTCGTATGATACGATTTTCGGATGATCGACAATATTTAGATTTAGTGGGATGGTACGATACGAGTAATGATATTATTTGGATTGCTTATCCATATCGAAAGGTACATTGGGTAAACAGTCATGAAATATTACATAAGTTAGGTTTTATTGGACACGGAACAATATTCGCTAATTGTGGATTGTTAGTAGAACAACAGGACTAATATGGGAATTACCATAGAGGGCGGCAACGTTACTATAGAAGGTGGAAGTCTTTCTATGAGTAACGATACTGATCCCATAATAACCGATGGACTACAGTTCCGCCTAGACGCAGGCAACTCAGCAAGCTACCCCGGCACAGGAACCGATTGGTTTGATCTAAGTGGTAATGGTAATGACGGCGTACTAACAAACGGACCAACGTATAGTAGTAATGATGGTGGGTATTTTGATTTTGACGATGCGTCGAGCGAGTATGTAGATATTGGAGCAACAACTGGGCTAACGTCGATAGGAAAAGCAACTTTCGTAGCTTGGGTATATAGGGACGGTTCACAGTCCGGATATGCGGGAATAATATTTTCTCGTCTAGGAGAAGGCGGGGGGCCCCCGAATATCGCGCATGGAATGAATATTGTGGGGTCCGGCGGCGGCCAACTAGGATACCATTGGAACTCCGATCACTTCACTTGGACCGGCGGCCCGAGCATTGCCGACTCGGCGTGGTCTATGGTAGCGGTAAGTGTCGATGGAGGTGGCAGCTCGACCGACGCCACTGCTTATGTATTTGATTCCACCGGAGTTTCTAGCGGTACAAACAGCGGTAATCATGTGGCTATTACCTTCGATGATTTGGATGTTGGAAGGGATGAAGTTGGAACTCGATTTTGGGATGGGAGAATCGCTCAAGCACTTATTTATGATCGAGCATTAACACAGGCAGAACTTACTACAAACTTTAATGCTTCAGCATACCGATACGGACTATCAACAATATGATTACAATTACACTAACTTCATGGTACTTTATGTATAAAGCAATTCAGTTAATAGAACTTGAAATACTATGTACATATGATATGACTCTGAAGGAATTAAATGGAGATTTATTATGATTAAGAAAATTATTATTTCATTTATCGGAATTTTTTTACTTGGATGTACATTCCACGTTTACGAGTATGCCGACAAACCCGACAGCTATACAATTTCCAGAACTCCTAGAGCGACTCCCATTTATTTTTACGACAATTATACTCCCTACAGAGTATATCCGTATAGTCCACGGTACCGCTCACCTATAATATACCGCTATCCCACGTACCTTGGACCTGTGCGGACTCCTAACCGTAGTCCCCTAGTCGAACCCAAGGAAGATCCTCGTCGTCCACGTAGAGCCGTTCCACGTAGGGCTCCCACTAGACCCGACATTGAAATTCCTACTAGAGATCGTCGTCGTCGTCCACTTAGGCGTGATACTATTAGGTAAAAAATTTTTTGCCGATAATATTTAAAAAGTATCTATAACCATAGAAAAAAGCTATAGGTAAAACTAAGCAAAAAAGCTATAGGTAAAAAAATTGCCGCCGATATGTGGATTGGCCAGGTGCAGCCCAACTCAAAGGTACCCCCCTTCGCCATTTACAAATAAGTTTCCGCTGTTACAATCCTGTTACAAAAGTCTATTGACTTTCGACCGAAGATCGTATATATTATACGTATGAGAAAAGAAAAGAAGTATTACGAGATTCGTTGGTCCTTCGTCCTCCCGACCGTATACGGTCCGCGGAGATGCGTCAATACCAGATATGCGGGAACGGAGAAACGTTCAGCCGTTGCCGAAGCGTCTGGTATCTGGAACACGGTTATACGGAACCGTGGAGTTGAGTGGCTCTCCACTCCGACCGTTCACAAGATGATCGGTACCAAGTCTGTCGGTCACCTTCAGATTGTCAAAAACTCCAACCCCGTAATGTCGGAAGGATGGGCAGGATAAATGGTTACAATCCTGTTACAAAAGTCTATTGACATTCAACGGTAACCAGTGTATATTACAGTATGAAAAATAAACAAGTAGACAACTGTAAGTGGTGTGGTGTCCAGCTGAAAGATCAGCAGAGTGATCGCTGTAATTCGTGTGAAGATGTACGGGCATCAGCTACCTTCCGTCCTAACAAGTGGGATGGTCGTCTCAACAACCCTCAGAGGAACATCTAAAATGGTTCGACATGGTTTCTTCGACCAGTATGCAGCACCCGACTCTGATACGTCTTTGTACAAAAACATTCCGATTAGCCTTCGTGACCACGCTTTCATCAAAGGTATGCTAGCAGTCGGGTGTCGTGTCGTATATCGTGGACCACGGACCAACCGCGGTACCCACTCAACTCTCAAGCGGGACGCGAACGCGTTCTCCATCTATCCACCCAGCCCACGTTGGGATCACACGAAGCAGCGGCGGTCGTGGCCGTGGGAGTCCGTTCACTCGAACGCGGTCTGGGCCCAGCACTACGCGGTGTGGATCACGGCAAACGCGGGGTGGACCGCGGCAGCGCGGAGGATATCGGTGGCCCTCGGTCAACGATGATCTGACATTGTTACAATTCAGCCATTGACTTCTGACGCTGGCTAGTGTATATTACAGTATGAAAAATGACACTCCACCCACTAAGGAAACAGCCTTGAAGACGATGAAGATGGTAGAAATGGGACTTTTCCACACTCCCGAATCCGTTGATGATGTCGTGAAGTTCATCAACTCACTCCCTCCTCACCAGCGTGCGAGCGCATGGACCGTATACGGACTCGTCAACAACCTTATTGTTGACCGGCTTCGACAGGGTTGGACGTTGGAAGAAAATGCGCACAAGCGCCCGATCCGAATCGGGGGTGGTGAGAATGAATAACCGTATCGTTGACGTTCTCAGAGAAGAAGCGGAGAAGCACCTCGTTTGTGTACGGGAAGACTATTCCGGTCGGGCCATGTACGGACGAAAATGCTTTGGAATCGTCGGCAGCCAGTGGAGTTTGGCAGAGGTTGTTGGATGGGCCCGTGAGCGACTCGCCGGCATTGACATCCCCCAACCAAAGACGGATAGCATGGGGCTAGATGATATTTGGTATTGGCCGGAATTGGAGGGTGATCCGGAACGGTCCATTGACGCGTCATGGGATCCATTGACGACGAATGATTGTTACAATTCACCTCTTGACTTTTGACGGGTTCGCTTGTATATTATAGGGTAAGATCGAAACAACCAAAGAGAACAAGATGAGCATCCGAAATAGCTGGAGAGACGAGATCAAACTTCCACCGTCAGTGAACACAGAGAGCTACTGCTGGGACTGTAACACATTCACTTATTGGAATGAACACAACACCGACCGAT